TGTCGCAACGGATCCGGAGGAGGACGACTCTGAGGAGGTGATCTAATGGCTACAGAGAAGCAGCTTCGAAAGCAGCTCGTCGAAACGGCTGAGTCTTATCTCGGAACGAAGAGGGGAGAGGCGAAGCACAAGGCTATTATAAACATATTCAACAAGGTCAAGCCGGACGGCTGGGCGATGACTTCCTCGGCTCCGTGGTGCGCTGCGTTTGCATCCGGCTGCGCGATTGAGACATTCGGAACCAGCAAGGCGAAAAAATATTTTCCGCTGTCGGCGAATTGCGGAACAATCATCACCAGGGCGAAGAATCTCGGAATATGGGTCGAGTCTGATTCATATAAGCCGGGCGTCGGTGATTTGATCCTGTACGATTGGGACGACTCCGGAAGAGGGGACAACACCGGCGGTCCTGATCACGTTGGAATCGTAAAGAAGGCGACAAAGAAGAAGATCACCGTAATCGAAGGGAACAAAGGAAACAGCAGCGAGGTCGGTATCAGAGAGATCCCTGTTAATGGTCGTTATATTCGCGGGTTCGTCACTCCGAAATATTCCGCGATGGCAAAGAGTAAGACGACAATCACCTACACCGTGAAGAGGGGAGACACGCTCTCCGCGATCGCTAAGAAGTACGGAACGACCGTCAAGGCGATAGCAGCCGAAAACGGGATCAAGAACGTAAATCTTATTTATGTAGGTCAGAAATTAAAAATCACGAAATGAGGCGAGGGGAATGACAGAAAATATATTGCTTGGATTGCTGGGCGGAGGAAATCTGATCCTCTTCATTAAGTTCCTAATCGAGAGGCACGACCGGAAAAAGGAACGAGCCGAAGATCAGGACGCCGAAGGGATGAAGAAAAGACTCCTCGTTCTCGAGCGTGACGGATTAAGGACGCAGCTGCTCCTCCTGATCTTGCTCAGACCGACAGAACAAACGGAGATCCTGAGGCTCGCGGAGCATTATTTTAAGGATCTAAAAGGTAATTGGTATATGACTTCTATATTCAACAAGTGGCTCGAAGAGTCGGACGTCGCTTCTCCCGAGTGGTTCGACAAGGAATAAAGGCGGCTCGGAGGGAACCGGGTCGCAACGGGATCACCTCCTTGAAAACTTATAGACGAAGAGAAAGCCGGGGCGAATGTGCTCCGGCTTCTTTTCGTGGAAAAACGAGGCTCAAATTTTCGATTTGAGCGATTTTATTTTCGTTTAGGTGTAATTGGTCAATTAGAATATTTAACTATGTGAGCGATTGACTCAGCCAGCAAATCGGCGAAGCTGAGAACGTCCTCAGGTTCCTCGATTCGGTGTTTCGGTGCTCCAGCTTCGAGAACAGGGAGCACGATCCATTTAGCTCGGTCGGTGTACTTGAAGCGGGCGAGATCCCATTCACCTATAACAGCCGAAACATAAGAGTCGGATTTGCGGACGAGCTCAATGTCGTCGCGGTTGGCCATGCTCCGGATCAGGTCGAAGATCTCCGCCTCTTCATCGGTAGGGTTGACGTCACGCTCCTCGCCGTAATGGGCGAACCGGAGACCGAGCCTCTCCGCTGGCTTATCGGTCTCGGACCATTTATCTATCAAGCGACGAATATATTCCGGTTTTCCGTCCTTGATCTCGTTGTATGCGGTCGTTGTATGATGTTTACGGTCATCCTTGTCAAAACCGAGCTCGTCGAAACACTTATAACAGAGCACACCGTCAGCCAGGGCGACAGATCTGATCACATTCGCGCCGCAGCGCTTGCATTTTGACATAATTGATCACCTCCGTAATCAGTATATCGTGGAAATTACCGATTGACAACACAATAAATAGGGCTTATATTGTTCTTAGGTGATTCGTATATATATATTCTGACCGACGGGGAGGGGTATCTCAAACCGTTGAAAAATGGGGATTCTGAAATCCAACTATTCCTAAAATCATAAAGAAAGGAATTATTCGGACCGTCTCCAAATCGAATATATGTTATGAATTCACCGAAGATTTTACAGAATCGGAGGTGATTTTTTTATGAGACGCGAGAGCTATCAGCAATACGCCATCGTCGCAGCAGACTCGGCTCAGGAATTAACAGAACAGCTCAACGCGAAACTGAGAGAGTTACAGGGAAAACATCCAAAGGTTACATTTGAAGGATTGATCGCCAGGGTCAGCTATAGCGAGACTACGGAGATCCCCGAAGAGCTTGCGGACGAGTATGAGGCTGTAGGTGTGAAACTCACCTGTCAGGATTGCCCGCTGTTTGAGCCGCTCATGAAGAGGGACGGCACGAAGGACAAGCGGGCGAAGTGGGGCGAGTGTCCAATCGCTCATTATGGACGGGCGAACAGAGACTCGGCCTGTTGCAGCAGACTATTCGAGATGATGAACAGCGGGGAGGTACGGCTATGCTTAGCAGAATAGAAAAGGCAATCGACAAGAACAGAGAACGGATCGGAATGATCCTCGTCGGAATTGGGTTCTTTTGGATGATGGGAATCGCCGGAGCTGATGACTACGACACTATGCAGCACGTTTTCAATCCGGTGCTCCCGCTGGTGATCAAAGCCGTGTTTGGCCTCCTGGTCACGGGTGCGGGCGTCAAGATCTTGAACGGAGGTGACGAAGATGAAGATTCTTTATAAGCTCCCTGGACAGGATCCGCGCTCGATGGTTATTCCGAATGAGCTCGGAGTTATGCAGCAGCTCGTCGGCGGACATATCGAGACGCTCAGGATCTCGGACAACGGGATCCTCGTAATGAATGAAGAGGGCAAGATCCTCGGACTCGAGCCGAATTTCTTTCTCGGAGCTATCGGAGACACTATCGTCGGACCGGTGCTCGTAGTAGGAGAGGACGGAGAAGATTTCGCTTCGCTGCCGGATGACGAGGCGGCGGAGATCTCCCGGATCATGAGAGGAGGTTTCGAGATATGAAGAGGGCAAAACAGACGGATCTCGTTCTCAGCTATCTCAAGACATTCGGAGAGCTGACGACACGACAGGCGGTTATCGATCTGAATATCATGTGTCTCCCGAAGAGAATCGAGGAGCTCCGGAAGGAAGGCGTTCAGATAATCACATCATATAGAACCAGCGCGAACGGAAAGAGATACGGCGTTTATACGCTGGCAGATTAGGAGGTTTGATCAATGACAAAATACGACGTGACGTTAAAACTCTATACATACGATTGGTCACAGGAGCCGCACAAGAAAATCGACATTGATAAGACGTTCGTTTGTGACTCCTGGGACGCTGCTAAGGATTTGATCGGTCTGATGATTGATTCGACCGATACGCTGAATATCGAGATCAAGAGAAGGGAGGTCGAAGTCGATGAGTGATAGATTAACCGGAGATTTCCGCAAATTCATGGATAAGTCGTTTCTCGGTTCCTGGGACGTTCCGGACGGCGGCGATCTGATCCTTACGATTGACCATGTCGCAAGAGACGACGTCAAGAATGAGAAGGGATCCGAAAAGAAAATGACGCTCCATTTCAAAGAGCGCGAGTTTAAACCGATGGTCTGCAATACGACAAACGCGAAAGCGATCTCGAAGGCGTACAACTCGACAAAGGTCGAGGATTGGGAGAATAAAAAGATCTCAATCTATAAGGCTACAATCAGCGCGTTCGGTCAGACGACCGAGTGTCTCAGGGTCAGAGACTATCCGCCGAAGAGCGACGAGCTCTATTGTGAGGTGTGCGGCGAGCTGATAACTGATCAGGTCTATGAGGGCAAGAAATACAAAGCTAAGGCAATCGCGAACAATGCAATCACGAAGTTCAACAAGGCTATGTGCTTCGATTGCTATATGCTCGCTAAGACGGAAGGACCGGAGGAGGCTCAGGAATGACAAGAGAGATTTTCGACTTATTTTGTGAGATAGCGATCGACGCGATGGAAAGAGGAAAAGATCTCTCGCTCGAACAGAAGGAATATTTTCACGACTCGAAGGGCGTCGCGGGATTGGGCGGCGGACATACAGAGGACACGGGCGTCATTCTGAGAGTATGGCAGCCGGAAAAGGAATCAGAACAGGAACAGGATCCGGAAGAGGAGGATGAATCAAATGATTAATATCACAGCAGAATCAAAAGGCGATAATACAGAGCTCAGAATCAAAATCAGCGGAACCGGTGAGGACATTGTCAGCGAAGCCGTTCACATTATGCAGCAGCTCCCGAAGCAGATAGAGCAGACAAGTCAGCCGTTGTTTTTCCGTTTTCTCGCTGAGCTCGCTGAGACAGATATGTTCGGCATCGGTATAGGACCGAAGAATCGCGGGGAGGCTAAGAACGATGACGAATAAAAATCCGAGTGAGTGGCGCGTCTCATCGAATCCGATCGCCGGTCGTACATTCTACGGCGTTTACAGAATCAGAGACATTGACGAGATTGATCACAGCGGAAACCGTGAGACTCGCGGCGGCTGGTATGAGACCAGGGAAGAGGCTGAGAGACTCGCGGAGACGCTGAACGCAGAAAACAAATGACGCTATGGTTAAAGGTAACCGCCGACAAATACGAGTTTCCCCTCGCGATCGGCGACACAGCCGGACAGCTTGCTCTCATGACCGGAGTAAGCACGAACGCGATACATTCGGCGATCTCGAACGCTAAGCGCGGCGGTTACCGGTGCCAATATGTAAAGGTCGAAATCGAGGAGGATGATACCGAATGAAATTATCAAATGACAATTATTTCAGCCCTGAGGCGGCTCTTGAATATTGGAGCGTGTCACAGTTTAAGGCTTTCAATAAGTGCGAGGCTGCCGGTCTCGCTGAGGCTCGCGGAGAGTTCCAGCGCGAAGAGACCGACGCTCTCCTGATCGGGAGCTATGTCGACGCTTATTTCTCCGGACCGGCTGAGCTGGATAAGTTTATCGCTATCAACGGCGACAAGATGATCAGCAAACGCGGAGGCGGGCTCCTGGCGAAGTTCCAACAGGCGAACGCTATTATCGACCGAGTCGAAGCTGATCCGCTCATGATGGATTATCTCACCGGAGAACATCAAACCGTCATGGCTGCGGAGCTGTTCGGGGTTCCCTGGAAAGCGAAGTTTGACGTCTATGACGAGCAAAGGATCGTAGATCTGAAATGTGTTCGCGACTTCGAGGACGTATTTGATAAAGGTTACGGCTATCGCTCATGGGTCGAGTATTGGTGCTATGACATACAGGGAGCCGTTTATCAGAAGATCGAGCAGATCGTCACAGGACGAGACAAACCGCTCCCGTTCTATATAGCAGCCGTCACGAAGGAAAAGACGCCGGACATTAAGGTCATTCACATCCCGCAGCATATTCTCGACGGAGCGCTCGGAATGGTCGAGGCAAAGATTGAGAGGTTCGATCTGATCAAGAGCGGAGACGTCGAACCGATCCGCTGCGAGAAATGCGACTATTGCAAACAGACGAAGATCCTCAAGGCTCCGGAAGAGTACGAGATCAGGGAGGCGAAATAATGGCGAAATGTAGGGCTTGCGGAGCTGACATTGAGTTTATCAGACTCAAAAGCGGGAAACTTCACCCTTGCGACGCTGGATATTTCCGCTATAGAGAAGATCGCGGACGCGACAGAATTGTCACATTGGACGGGAGAATCGTCTCCGGCACGATAGTTTTATTCCCGACAGATAAAGAGATGGGAACACTCCCGAAGGGCATGAGCTCGCATTTTGCAACGTGTCCGTTCGCGGATCAGTTTAGGAGGTAAAAAATGAGCTCATGGATTGATGACGCTATTAAGGCAAAACACAAAAAGGATCCCGTTCCTGTAAAGTCGGACGCGGTCAATCATCCGGCACACTATCAGACATATATCGACGGGCTCGAGACTATCGACATGATTTACGCCGTTCTCGGTCCGGAACGATTCGAAGGATATTGTCGCGGGAACGCTCTCAAGTATTTAGCCAGGGCGGACGATAAGGGTAACACGATCGAGGATCTCGAGAAGGCAATCGTCTATATCAAATGGGAGATCGAGATCAGAAAGAAGGAGAACAAGAGAAATGATTAAGACACTCGCACAGACCGGAGACAAATCCGTCGGGGAATCAATTAGGGACCTCAGGACGGCGCGAGGACTCTCAATCAGGGAGCTCGCTACAGAAACGGGGCTGTCATCCGCTGCGATTTCAAGATGGGAATCGGGAAAGCGGATCCCGTCGGTCGAATCATTTAATAAAGTGATGGCTGCTCTCAATGCGGAGCTGACGGTCATCGCGAAATAACAGATATGCAGCGGGGCGGGGATGTCTCCCGTTGAACTACTCAACAAACCATTACCGCTATTTTCTTCATTTACTCGTCCCGCTTCATATACCAGGAGGACAGACAATGTTAAATCATATAGAGCTACACGGAAGGCTCGGACGCGATCCGGAGCTTACAGAGAGACAAGGGCAGAACGGACCATATAAACGAGTTACGTTCTCGCTCGCTGTCGATAGAGATTTCGGAGACGGCTGCGATTGGTTCTATTGCGTAATGAATGGAAAGCGCTCCGAAGTAATTGACAAATGGTTTTCAAAAGGATCGGAGATTATAGTAACCGGTCGAATGGAGTCATATCATCCGAAGAACAATCCGAATGATACAGCGTGGTTGGTAAAAATGGACGGTTTCGATTTCGTCGGATCAGGATCCTCGACAGGCAGCTCGTCAGGATCATTTAAGCCGGTGACAGAAAAGCCGACATTCAGCGAACCGGCACAGGTCACGCTGGATGATCTGCCGGACACGTTCGAGGCAGCTGAGGACGATATTCCGTTTTAGGAGGTTAGCGAGTGAGTAAGTATGTAATCGTTGACTCCCGGGAGAAACCGAAGGCAATCGAGCGAACGCTGCAATATTTCAGCGATCACGGCATTGAGTACGAGGTCAGCAAATTATTATTCGGCGATTATATGGATTGGAACAGACCGGGAGTCGTTGTCGATCGTAAGCAGAATATCGCGGAGCTGGCGAAGAATTGCACCGTAGAACATGAGAGGTTCCGGCGCGAAATGGAAAAGGCAAGGAAGGCGGGCGCGGTGCTCGTCGTCCTGGTCGAACAGAATCGATACAAAGATCGGGGCGAGTGGGTCGAGGTTGATTCGATTGAGGATCTCCTCAGATGGTCCTCGCCTCATACGATGGTCAAGGGCGAGAAGGTCTATCGAGTGTTAGCCTCATGGACCGCAAAATATCCGCTGAGAGTCGAGTTCTGCGATAAACGGTCAACAGGTCGTCGAATCGCTGAAATCCTCTACAGGGACGAAAATGAGCAGAATCAGGGGTGATCATATGGCTGACAACAAGAATAGTTTTCTCGTTTATGCTGCCGATATTAAGGAAACGCTGGACGGGCTGACAGACGATCAAGTCGCGGCGTTATTCCGTGGCATGGTCGACTATCAGATCACCGGCATAGCTCCCGAGTTCTCCGGAGTGCTCAAGTTCGCATTTATTCCGATCCGCCAGCAAATGGACCGCGATAATACCAAATGGGAACAGACAAAGGCGAAAAGAGCCGAGTCGGGACGTAGAGGAGGAATCAGATCCGGAGAGGTCAGACGAGAGAAGGCGGAGAACGAAGCAAACGAAGCAAGTGCTTCAAAATCGAAGCAAACGAAGCAAAACGAAGCAAACGAAGCTGTTAATGTAAATGTAAATGTTAATGATAATGTAAATGTAAATGGAAATGTGTCCGACAGCTTTACAGCTGAGACGGACGACGCCTCTTTTCTCTCCTCTGCATTGATTTCATATCTGAACAAGGAAGTCGGCAGCAGATACAAAGCAACGGAAGAAATAACGAGACGGATCGGGGAGCTCTTGGCTGCTGGGTACACTTCGACGGATATGAGAACGGTCATCGATAAGAAGGTCGCCGAGTGGAAGGATAATCCGACAATGAGGAGCTATCTGAGACCGAGGACATTGTTTGGAGACCGATTCGAGGAATACGCGGACGCTCCGATTCCGGTTGAAGCCGAGAAGGAACAGGAAAAGGCGGAGCGAATCGTTAAGCTACAGGAACAGAGACAGACCGAATCCGAGTCACTCTCGGAGATCCTCGGACGTATGAAGATAATCCGAGACGGTCCCGGAGGAATCAAAGGCGATTGGGATAACTACAGAGCGCTCGCGGATCAGAAGGCGATCAGGGAGCAGAACATTGAGATTATAGATCAGAGACTCGGGAGGTTGACGACATGAAAACACTTTTATTGATCCTCGTAATTATGGCTGCCGTTTTCGAGATAGTCCTCTTCGAATCATGACGCATTGGCTACGCTCGCGGATATGACGCGGGACTCGAGGACGGGATCCGGATGACGAACGAGGTTCTTACGGAGGTGAAGGAATGAGCAGAAATCTAACGGAATTGAATAAGCTCGAGAAATATCTCAAGGCGAACGGCTTCGAGTTCCAGCGAGAGGATTCGGACAACACGTTTCCGGCGGAAGAGTGGCGAGTAATACAGGAGATCATGGGCGAGGACGCTGAGCCGATGGATAAGCATCAGATCGTCGTATATGTTGACGGTCGCCGTTCCTGGGACGTGATATGTCATAAAGGGAGTTACGGCTGCGCTCAGGGATTGCTCGAAGGCATGGGAGATATATTCGGACCTGATGTCGAGGGCTATCTGACAGCTGAGGACGTTATTAATAGAATCGAGGAGGCTAAGAAATGTTTACGCTAATAGATTACATAATATTCGGAACCGTTTTCGCTTGCATGGCAACCGGAGCGCTTGCGGCATTTGCGAGCGATCTCAACGGAGGCGCGAAGGGACTTATTCTCGTCATTGAGATCGTGCTGTTTATCGCGCTGGTCGGCGGGTGCGCTATGTATAACACGAAAACGGAAACGGGCAAGAGAAGCGTCAAGTCGTGGCAGAGCGAAACATCCGGCGGCATTGATCGAACGGTTACGGTCTACGACATTAACGGCGAAGAGGTCGCTAAGTATACGGGACGCTTCGACGTTGAGGAGTCGTCTCAGGAGGGCGTCGTCAAAATCAAATTCGATTGTGACGGGAAACGCCATATCATTTACGCGCAGACGGGGACCGTTCTGATCGATGAGCATTGAGGAGGCTAAGACGTGAAGATCAACGAGATATTGAAGCCGTGTCCATTTTGCGGGAGCGAGGTCGAAATTGCCCGTCTCGATATGGATCAGGGCGGCGTAACGTCGATAGAAATACGATGTCGTTGCGGAGCCGAGCTCCGTTTCGAATCTGACGATTATATTTATGATTGGACGGACACTCCTCATCAAATGGGGCTCACAGCAATCGAGAAGTTTAATAACCGTGTCACAGATGAGGACGCGATTAGTAGGTGCGAGCTGTTCAATCGACTCGCTACGATACCAGCTCCGCCGGAGGCTAATGATTTTAAGGCGGAGATCTACAAGGTCATTCAAAGCATGGAGGCGAAATAATGAGACGAATCAAAAACAAATATCGTGAGGAATTCATGACGGCGTTTATTGCCGGGCTTACATTCGGCGCTATAGTGACATTCCTCTTCATGGCGCTGATAAGGGTGTTCTTTTGGTAGGAGGTTGACGGATGGCTAACGAATTACATCGCGTTTGCTGGTGCGGAGAGACTCCGAAGCTGATCGGCTCTCCTCACGATCCGAAGCGACGCGGAATGTTTGTCCGGTGTCCTGGTTGCGGCTGCCGATCGGTTACAGAGACGTCGGCGTCTCGTGCCTGGTACGCGTGGGACTATTACGATCTACAGGAGGACGAGGAGAATCTAACGATTTACGACATGATGAAAACGGAGGCGGGGAAATGAGCAGAGAAGATTTTAACATCGGAGAATATATTGTTTATGTGAACGGCGAAAAGTACGAGCTCGGAAGAATTAAGAGTCTCCAGGATGACGGAGCTTTCGTCGCATATCATGAAGGCGAGACCGGAGCGAAAACTCCGTATGATCTTATGCACAAACTAATAAACTCATACGCAATTAAAGAGACATCACTCGGAGGAGACTATTTCAAAACTGAGGAAGCTGATTGTCCGTGGAGGTGATCGGTATGGGAGACATCTTAATTACAATCGGATTGATTCTGACGCTGGTCGTTACGCTGCCGGTTATCGGTCTGCTGATCTTGTGGGAGATTGCGCTGATACACAGAGACAGGAGGGAGCGCCCTGACGCGAAGCCGTTGAGTAAAGACGAATGGAAGTTGATGTGATGACAGTACGGAAATACTTAGAGCAATACGGCGAGGCTGTGCGAATCGCTGAGAGATTGAAAACAGAATATGATCAGGAGCTCCTCGAAATCGACAACGTAAGATCTACGCTCGGAGGAGACGGCACTCCTCACGGGACGGGGATCAGTCGGGCGACAGAGGACAAGGCGATTCGTCTCGCTGACAAGGCTCTCGAATTAAAGGACGCGGAGCTTGAGGCTGTGCGGATCAGACAGGAAGTGTTTGATTCTATCAGACGAATCCAAGGAACGAAGGGCGACATTCTGTATGAGAAATATATCAACCTCAAGTCGTGGGACGAGGTCGCGGACACCGTCGGTTATTCAAAGAGACACGTTCAAAGATTGCACGACGAAGCGCTGCCACAAGTACAGATTCCTAAAAATGTCATTTTATGTCATCCTCATTCATGATATTTTGATAGTGTCAGAAGGTCGACAAAGACCATAAGACGGATCACCTTGCCGGAGCGATCCGGCGTTATGCCCGCGTGATAAGGTTTGTCCGGTGCAATTCCGGACGCGGGCGATTCATCATCTAAATGTTTTTCGTATGCAGAGGGACGGGTTGACGCTCGTCCTTTTGTATTTGGTGCGTTATGGTTATAGATCACACTCATCCGGCATATATTCAGAAATGGCAGAACGCCGGGCTCCATCAGTTTAACGGCGCTTATTACTATTCTCAGGAAATCGTTGAGAATATTATTCCGAATATCGAGACAGATCGGAATTGGATAACGGTCAACGTCAAAGGTGTCGGCTGCAATCACGCGATCGTTTTTATCCATAACAATCTACATCCGGAAAATTACGAATGGCTCAAGTTTTACGGTTACAAGGATCTCGTTCTCGTTTGCGGAATTCCGGAGACGGTCGAGAAGGTCGCGCACCTGGGAAAAGCGATTTATTTGCCGATCAGCGTCGACGTCGATTATGTGAAACATTTCCGGACCGAGAAAACAAAAGAGGCGGCGTTCGTAGGTCGTCCGAGTAAAAAGAAATACGGAGAGCTGCCGGACGGGATCGATTATCTCGAAGGGCTGCCGCGTGAGGAGCTGCTTAAACGGATGGCGGAATATAAAACCGTGTACGCTGTCGGACGCTGCGCTATCGAGGCGAAGATCCTCGGTTGCAAACTAAAAGCGTATGATCCGAGGTTTCCGAAGGTCTCACGCTGGAAGATCCTCGACAATAAGGACGCGGTCTCAATGCTACAGGAGGAGCTTGATCGGATAGATGGCTGAAATATTATGGATCTGTAACAGGCAGCGCTGCGAGGATTGTTTTGAGGAATGTCGACATACATCAGATCGAGAGTTTGCTGTTAATCCTGAGTTTGACCGGAATCGCTTCGAGGAAGATCAGGACGGTAATCTATGGGAGGACGGTGTCGGTCGTGGCTAAGGCATTTGCTCGGAAGTTCTACAGTTCGAAGGCGTGGCAATCATGCCGCAATGAATACATGAAGCGGGCTCATTATCTATGTGAAAATTGTTTACGCAAAGGAATATATAAACCAGCTGAGATAGTTCATCATGTTATCGAGCTGGATCCTGTTACGATAGAACGTCCTGAGATCGCGCTGGACTTCGATAACCTCGAAGCTGTTTGTCGCGAGTGCCACAACGAGTATCACGATAACCGAGGACGCTGGTCGAAGATTAACCAGGCTAAGCGGGAGAGGCGGGATCAATCGAATCGTTATGTCATCGGCCCGAACGGAGAAATTTTTTCAAAATAATTTTATGTTTTTTCCGAAATATCCCCCCTATATCGGTCAAAATCGCTCAAAACCTTAGAC